ACCACCATATCTAATGGCATCGAAAACATCAAAACCAATTGTAGTTGACAGAGGAACTGCTGGTGGTAAGAGTTATTATGTTACTGAAGTAACTACCCTAGCTGATGGTGGGGTTATAAGAGAGACATATCGATCTGACGATAAAGGAAATAAAGAATCTAGAATTCAATCAGTTACAATTGATGGTTCTGGTAATATAACAAAAGATGAAGTGAATACATCTACTGCAACCATTGCAGAACAGAGAGATTTAAGAAATCCAAACTCTCAACTTAGAAATGGCATCAAAAATCAAGTCAATAATGCCGCAACAAAACTTGCAGATGACAATATTGATGGGACAACTAAAGAAACAATTCAGAAAGCAGCGTCTGGTAGTGGCAACGAAGCAATAAATGATGCAAATGAAGGGGGATCTCAACCTTCTGGAGAACCATCAAAACCTGCGCCAGGTGTCAATGAAGGAATAAAGGGTATGGATGCAAGATATCCAGAAGACATTGGTGGCACAAAACAAGATGTAATTAAGTTTGATATGCTGGAATATCGACCAAGTAATTTTGAGGATAGACCATCCGTGGATAGTATAGATGCTTCTAAGATAATAGGATCCGTTTTTCTTGCTGTACCTGGAGGAATTCAAGATCAGAGTATTGCTAACTGGAACTCAGAAACGATGAATCCCCTACAAAAAGCAGCAGCAGGTATTGCAGGTGGAGCAATTGATGGGAACGCGGACGAATCAATAAATAAGGCGATGGGTCAACTTCAAACTCAGTCTCCTGAAATAAAAACCGCAATAAAGGGTTATTTCACTGGACAAGCAACTGGAATAGGACAACAAGCACTTCAAAGAGGTGCTGGTGTGGTTCTCAATCCAAACATGGAACTTCTCTTTAATGGACCATCTGTTAGACAGTTTACTTTTAACTTTCTTCTAGCGCCAAGAAGTGAATCAGAACAAAAACAAGTTGTAAATATTATAAGATTCTTTAAACAAGGTATGAGTCCTATTAAAAGTGAAGCCAATCTATTTCTAAAATCACCAAATACATTTAGACTTCGATATATTCACAGAGAATCTGGAGAGGACTCCGAACATAAATTTTTAACTAAGTTTAAAGAATGTGCTCTAACTAGTACTGGTGTTAACTATACACCAAATACCAACTATGCAACCTTTAAAGATGGTGGTATGGTTGCATATCAACTTGCACTCACTTTCCAAGAACTTGAGCCAGTATTTAATAATGATTATGCAAAGGTAACAGATGGTATAGGATACTAAAATGTCAAACTATTTTTCCAAACTTCCAGATTTTAACTACGTCAGTCGTCTACCAGACGCAAAGATCTCAGATTATATTACTGTAAAGAATTTATTTAAGAGGGGATTCTTAAGAGAAGACATATTTCAAAATCTTACATTCTTTACCAAGTATCAGATCAAAGGAGACGACAGACCAGATAATGTGGCATATGATTTCTATAAAGATAAAAATCTTGATTGGTTAGTTCTAACTTGTAATAATATTATAAATGTACATTCAGAATGGCCATTAACTCAAAGACAATTCGATGAGTATCTAGTAGATAAATATGGGAACCTGAATAGAATTTATGATGAAATTCACCACTATGAAACTACTGAAGTGACAAACAGCAAGGGTATTGTAGTTGTCCCAGAAGGTATGCATGTTGAATCAGATTATTCCATACAATTCTATGATTCAGATGCAGAAAGATATACAATAGAATATCCAGTTGTACCCGTAACTAACTATGATTATGAATCAAAAATTGAAAATGATAAGAGAGGAATATATCTTTTGAAAAATAGATATGTAAACATTGCAAAAGATGATTTAGAAGAAATGATGACATATGAAAAGGGTTCCACTCAGTACATAAGTGAAACCCTGAAGTCCTCAGACAATATTCGGTTATTTCAATAGATCACTCTTCAGCAAGTTTCTGAAAGTAACTCAGAGCATCATCTTCATCAGAGTCTTTAGACTCGATTGGACTCGTATTCGCAACACTTTCAACAGATTCTTTGTTGAAATTTGGTTTGAATGATCCGCGAGAATCATCCTCATCCTCATAACTTTCATCATAAGAAGGAGCAGACTTCTTCTGTCCAAGCACCAACTTCAGACGAGCTTCAAGTTGATCATAAGTCTTGAACTGATCTGCAGCAACAATCTGTTCCAGAGAGTGCTGTTTCTTCCATACTCCCTCCATTGCATCATCATCCTCAAAGAGTTGTGATGTCTTATCAAACTCAGAAGAATCGTAGTTCCAATAACCAGCAACCTTCTTGATCTTCAGTTTAAAGTTTGCACCTTGCCAGAAGTCAAAAGGATTGATGGCTGTCTCATCCTCAAACTCTGGTTGCATGGCTTCCATGATCTTGTCAAAGATTTTCTTACCATACTTGTAAAGGAATACTCTTCCCTCATTATCAGGATTTGCTTTGTCCTGAACAACGTAGATATTGCTGTAATAAGAGAGTTTGCGCTTCTGCTTACGAACAGTATCTTTATCAGATTCATTACCACTATTCCACAGTTCTCGGTTGTACTCGCCGAGGGGATCTTTCTGACCGAGAGTAGTCAGAGAGTTTTCAATATACCATCCACCAGGACCTTGGAATGCATGTGAATACATTTTTGCCCAGGGAAGTTCTTCACCGTCTGGTGCAGGGAGGAAACGGATAACCGCATAACCATTACCTGCTTTATCAACTTCTGGTTTCCAAAGACGGTCATCAGAACCACCAGAAGAATTATTCATTTTTTCAACTTCCTTAACCAGTTTGGAGGTCAAGGAACCAAGACTAGACTGTTTTTTGAGATTAGAAAAAGACATTGGATTAGTTAGATTTGTTTGGATTTGGCTTGTGTTGACAAAGATATTTTACAGGTCGGAACCTGTTTCGTCAATTTTATCTTTCATTTTTTGAAGCATGTTGGTCATGTTGGTGAAGACTACGTTCATATCCATATCAGTGGGCATACCCATCATTGTTGCAGACTCAACAATCTTTTCCTTCATGCGTTTTGCTTCAATATCGCTCGATAAACTCAGGCGAGTATAAAGAATTTTTTGCTTATCGAGAAGTCGTTCGAGCATTTCAACATGATTCAGTTTATCCTCCCGTGACATAGAAGGAAATTGGAAGATGCTTTCGTAAACTTCTTCTTGTAGTTGACTTATTTCGTGCATCTCTGCTCGAACGACTTCTGAATCAAAGAAACTCATTCTGCTGCTACTTCTTCAGGTGCTTCTTCGGTGACTTCCTCAGTTGCTTCATCAGAAGCTTCAACCTTGCTGTCCTCGATCTGAGTCAGAACTTCAAGAGCACCGACGATCTTGGAATACATTGCTTGAAGACGCTTGATTTCATTGTCAAGCAGTTCACGTTGCTGGGCGAATTGACCAACCTTTGCTTCGATGTCTTCTTTTTGCTTAGCGAGGTTGCTCAGAACTTCAGTATTTTCAAGTGCCATGGATTACGATCTCCTTTAAAATTGTTTTGTAATGAAATACGTTGATATTTAGGAAAGAAGAATACTTCTTCATTTTAAGACTTACGGATTCCCACACCGGGTCTTGGAGTTTGGTATCAAAGTCAGTTCGATACCCTAGTATTCTATCACAAATAATCAAAGTTTCAAGTGATATGTCTCCGCTTAGATATTTTTTAAGAATGATGGGATGACCAGCAGACTTAGAAAACAGAGTATCAATATCAAAGTCGGATAAGAGACTCTGCATCTCCTCCTTAAAAATGTAGGAAAGAGATTGATTTCTTTTCTTCCAACTTGTGTATCTCCCTTCTCCCTCTTTAATCATTTCACCGATCCAAAGTTTTCCGGGATCAATACAAGTAATGAAGTTTGCGATAAAAAATTCTTCAACTTCTTTGTCAGATTTATTTCGTGCTAACTTTTCAAACCAAAAACGATCTTTGCGCTTATAGAATGATTGAACGGTAGCACGACTTTTCCCACAATACTTGTGGTAGTCGTACTTGTCTTTGGTGAAGTGATTCTTCATCGACAAGTAACAACGATATACATCAAAAGGCATCATTCATTATAGAGGTAGTTTTGCTCTGGAAGTCTTCTTTAAGAAGTTGAGCTCCATTGCTTCACATTTGATTTTTTCTTTTAATGGTTTTGAAATCAACTTAGGAATAGATTCGAGTTCTACATTATTTTGTTCGCAGAAATGAATGATTGCATCGATATACTTCATGTCAGCATTGTGCTGCACAAGATGCTCAATTTCTTGCACGAACTTTGCAGAGCAAAAAAACTTTTTTTCTAATTCCTTTTCGAGTTCGTTACTCATTAGAGGTTGTAGCAGTGTTATGATGGACAAATTCTTTAATATATCTTACTAGAAGCTTAATATAGTCGTCTTTGTTTCTTTTGTCAAATACTTTCACGTCTCCACCAGGAGTTACCATTAGTGTGATTAATTTCTTAACTGGTATTCCAGTTAACTCATAATATGCGGAAGCGTAGAACATCTCTTGTACGAAGTAGTTTTCCATCCACTTCTCAGGTTTAATCTTGTCGGAGGTCTTAAAGTCGATCACTGCAAGCTCACCTTC